TAGATGCGATGTGGCAAGCCAAAACGTATCGACCAGATGGCATCATCGCTGGCACTGACCTTTGGGAAGTTGTTAGCACAGACGACAACACTGAAACCGTATTGTATCCATTTCACGGCCTAAACTTAAAGACATTGGGTATGAGGCGTGGTGAATTAGTTACGATTACAGCTGGTAGCGGTGTTGGCAAAACGCAAATATGTAGAGAAATAGCCTATCATTTAATGAACGAAGAACAAACGATTGGCTATATAGCATTAGAAGAAAGCACAAAACGCACAGCATTAGGACTTATGGGCCTCGATGTGAATGTTCCTTTGCATATTTCAAAAGAAGGAATAGACGAAAATGCTCTTAAATCCGCTTTCACTAATACTGTTGGCAGTGGTCGTCTTTATCTCTACGACCATTTCGGCAGCCTCGCTACAGATAACCTCCTCCACAAAGTCCGATACCTTGCAAAAGGCTGTGGTGTTAGCTTTGTTATCCTCGACCACCTCAGTATTGTTGTATCTGGGAATGACAATGATGATGAGCGTAAGGCTATAGACGTTATCATGACCAAGCTGCGTTCTCTCTGCGAAGAGACAGGCATTGGTATTATACTGGTTTCCCACCTTAAAAAACCTAGCGGTGACAAAGGCTGGGAAGATGGTTTGCAAATATCGCTGAACGCTCTGAGAGGGTCAGCTGGTATTGCTCAATTATCAGATATTTGTATCGGAGTTGAACGTAATCAACAGGGTGATAACCCTGATATTTCCTTAATCCGTGTACTCAAAAACAGATTTACAGGTGAAACAGGCATAGCTGCCTTCGTTCATTACGACAAAACAACTGGAAGAATGACAGAAGTCCAAGACCCAACGGTCTTTCAGGACGAAACAGAAGAAGTCACAGAAGACTTTTAACGAGGCATATATGAAAAATATACTATTCGATATTGAAACGAATGGCCTATTGGATGAACTAGATAGAGTTCACTCATTGGTTATGCTCGATATAGATACAGGCGAAATGTTAAGTTGCGCTGACCAAGAGGGATATACACCCATCGAAGTCGGCCTCAAGATGTTGCAAGATGCTGACCTTTTAATCGGACACAACATCCAAGCCTTCGATATACCAGCAATAGAAAAAGTATATGGGGTGTCACTCAATGCCTAAGATACATGACACGCTTTTACTTTCACGATTAGTATGGTCAGACTTAAAAAATAACGACTTTAAGTTTGTTAAGAAACGTACTGATTTTCCTATGAAACTTATTGGCTCACATTCCTTAAAGGCATGGGGGCTACGTTTATCTAACCACAAAGCAGAATACACAGGTGGCTTTGAACTTTGGTCAGATGAAATGCAAAAATATTGCGAACAGGATACATATGCAAATCTCACACTTTACAACAAAATTATGTCAAAAGTTCCGAGCCATGAAAGCATCGGACTGGAGCATGAATTTGCAGGTGTCATACGTGCTATGGAAAACCACGGTTTTCATTTCGATGAAACAAAAGCTATGGCACTTCTGGCAAAGCTGCAAAAACGCAAAGCAGAACTTGAAGAACAACTTCAAAAAGCGTTTCAGCCTTGGGAAATTAAAGAACCGTTTATTCCAAAGGTAAATAATAAGAAGCGTGGTTATCAAAAAGGCGTGATGACTTACAAAGTCAAAGAGGTTGTATTCAACCCTGCCTCCCGTGACCATATTGCCAATAGATTACAGGTCATCCACGGTTGGAAACCAAAGGAATTTACAGCCAGTGGGAAACCTAAAGTCGATGAAGAAGTGCTACAGGGTTTAGATTTTCCTGAAGCTAAACTACTTGTCGAATATCTATTATTAAACAAACGGTTAGGACAGTTAGCAACTGGTCAAAACGCATGGCTGAAGCTGGTGCGTAATGGCAAAATGCATGGACAAGTAAATACCAACGGTTGCGCTACACATAGATGTACACATTCCAGGCCAAACATGAGCCAAGTTCCAAGTGTCAGCGCAGAGTTCGGTACGGAGTGTCGTGAATTATTTTATGCACCTAAAGGCTTCAAGCTAGTCGGTGCAGATTTATCAGGCTTAGAACTGCGATGTCTTGCACATTACATGGCGAAGTTTGATGACGGAGCATACGCTAAAGAAGTTGTCGATGGTGACATCCACACAACAAACCAAAAGGCTGCAGGATTACCCACACGAAATAACGCAAAGACATTTATATATGGCTTTCTGTATGGTGCTGGCCCTGCCAAGATTGGTGCTATTGTAGGCGGCTCAGATGCTCATGGTAAAAAACTTATCAATAAGTTTCTGAAGGCAACCCCTGCCCTGAAAAAATTAAGAGAAGCAGTATTAGCAGCTTATAAAAAGAACGGTCACCTTAAAGGTATTGATGGCCGTATACTTCCTGTTCGTTCAGAACACGCTGCACTTAACACGCTTCTTCAATCAGCTGGTGCTGTGCTTTGTAAACGAGCCACAGTAAATTTGTACGATAACCTAGCCTCTCAAGGTTATGTCTTCGGCAAAGACTATGCCTTCGTTGCCCATATTCACGATGAAATTCAGATACAGGCAAAAGAGGAACTAGCAGATATTATCGGCCAAGCAGCTGTCACTGCCTTCCAACAAGCTGGCGAATACTACGACTTTAGATGCCCCATCACAGGTGAATATAAAGTCGGCCAAAACTGGGCAGAGACACACTAATCAACGTGAAAAGCGCAATGAGCGCAGACGTGAATTGGTCAGCTACAAAGGCGGTACATGCGAAAGATGCAGACAACAGTTTCCCTATGTCGCTTTTGATTTTCATCATGCTGACCCTACAACAAAGGCTTTTCCGCTATCCCAACGTAACATGGAACGTAAGTGGGCAAGTCTAATTGCAGAAGCAGATAAATGCCATTTGCTCTGCAGCACCTGCCATCGGCTCGTACATTTTGAGAACGATGAACGGTTCATAAAATCATAACATAAAGGAATCCAAATTGATTGACGCAGCGTTCATGAATGTCATGGGCGATGACGACCTCGTGGTCGATGCAGCCCGTGTGTCATTTAGTAAATTATCTGACAACTACACCCCTGCACAAAACGAGAGGTTGATAAAGTTTCTCGCCAGAGAAAAACACTTTGCACCCTTCAGTCATCCACACATCACATTCCGCTGCCGTGCTCCTATATTCGTGGCCCGACAACTGGCAAAGCATCAGGTGGGCGGTACATGGAATGAGGTCAGTCGCAGGTATGTGAAAACTACGCCTGAGTATTGGATACCTTCGTGCCTCAGAGAAGCAGCTCCTGACGTAAAGCAAGGTTCAGCGGACACAACACATAAACGTAGCTCTGAGTTCCTAGAGGACTGGAACGACATATGTATTGATGCCGTAGCCTTATACCAGAAGATGGTATCTTCGGGGGTTTGTGCAGAACAAGCCCGAGCCGTTCTGCCCGTGTCCTCCCTTACAGAATGGGTATGGACTGGCTCGCTGCTTTTCTGGGCACGTGTTTATGGATTGCGAAGTACGCCTGACACACAGGCAGAAACACGAGAGTTCGCAGATTTAATTGATGAACACTTGGCATCCCTTTTCCCCATATCATGGAAGGCTCTCACTGATGGATGAACAACAGTTTTTTAATGAACATGTAGCCAAAACATTAGCGATGTCAGAAGCCATAGCTAACCTTGCAAATACGCACAGGCACTTAGAAGACAAAGACACAAAGGCAATCGTTAAAATTGCCATGGATATTTGTCTTAGTCACATGCTTCCACGACCTAAAAAAAGCGCAGAAATTTTCGATATGGATGGAGGTAAGATGCAATGACGACTTACCTTATTGATGCAGATATTGTTGCGTTTAAAGCAGCAACAGCCACAGAACAGGCCGTTGATTGGGGTGATGGATTATGGACATTACACGGATATGCCAGCGATGCTGAAGCGTACTGTGAGAATTACTTTGCCGAGCTACAGGAAAAGTTAGGCAAAGGCGACCTTCGTTTATATCTATCTGACCACGACAACTGGCGCAGAGATATACTTCCAACCTATAAAGCAAACCGTTCTGGAACACGTAAGCCGTTAATGCTTCCCGTCATTCGTGAATGGATGCGAACTAAATATGATGCACGTTCCCTATCAGGTTTGGAAGCTGACGATATGTTGGGCATCAAAGCCACAAAGGACAAAGACTGTATCATCATATCCGAGGACAAAGACCTCAAAACGATACCAGCTACAGTCTACAACCCTGTGAAAGACGAAGCACCACACAATATTTCTGAGACTGAAGCTGATTATAACTTCATGTTTCAAACGCTGACAGGCGATAAAACAGATGGCTATGCTGGCTGTCCTTCTATCGGACCAAAAACTGCAGAAAAAATTTTAAGCGGTACAGACACCCTTAAAGATATGTGGGCAGCGGTAATTGAAGCCTATGCCAAACAAAAATTATCCACCGAGGTAGCACTATCACAAGCACAAGTAGCTCGTATTTGCCGTGCCTCTGACTTCAATTTTAAAACTAAAAAGGTAATCCCGTGGACGCCACCAATATAATACACAACCCCGACCACTATGCATCACAAGTCATTGAGCCAGCAGAGTACATTTTAGTAAATGACATGGAGTTCTGGCGTGGCTCTATCATCAAATATGCCAGCCGTGCTGGAAAAAAGATTTATGATGGAAAAACTGCTGAAGAAAGTGAACGGCTAGATTTACTCAAAGCTATTCGTTTTTGTGAAATGCGGATGAACCAGCTTAATGAAGAGGGAATACTATGAAGTATGGCCCTACTCTACCTATCAGCCAAGAAATAGACCGCACAAAATACCGACAAGAAGGAGAGGACTTTTACAATAAAGTAGTTCGTATCGCCAATACCTTGAAGGACGATAGGTTTCATTTTGAAGAATTAAAGTCAGTACTTTTACATCAACGATTTATTCCTGCTGGTCGTGTTCAGAATGCCATCGGTGCTGCCCGTCAAACAACAGCCTACAACTGTTTTGTTAGCGGTACGATTTGGGACAGTATGGAAAGTATCATGGAGAAAGCCACAGAAGCCTCAGAAACGATGAGGCGTGGTGGCGGTATAGGTTATGATTTCAGTCACATTCGGCCTCGTGGTGACCGCATCAAGTCATTAGACAGTAAGTCATCTGGCCCTGTCAGCTTCATGCGTATCTTCGATGCAATCTGTCAGACCATAGCTTCATCAGGTCACAGGCGTGGTGCTCAAATGGGTGTGCTTCGTATTGACCACCCTGATATTGAACAGTTCATCACAGCCAAAAATGACGACACATCACTTACAGGATTTAATATTTCTGTTGGCGTGACAAATGAGTTCATGACTTGTTTAGAAAACAAAGAACCTTTTCCATTACGCTTCGAGGATGAGGTTTATAAGTACGTAGACCCAGTTGCATTATGGGATATGATAATGCGTTCAACGTGGGATTATGCCGAGCCTGGAATACTGTTTATAGATACCATTAATGAATATAATAATATGCAGTATTGCGAAACGATTGCAGCAACTAACCCATGTGGTGAACAGCCCCTTCCACCCTACGGTGCATGTCTATTAGGTTCATTCAATCTTGTTAAATTTCTAAGACCTAAAAGTAATGGATGGGAATTTGATTATGAACTTTTTAAACATGATATTCCTATTGTTGTTCGAGCAATGGACAACGTTGTAGACCGCACAATCTATCCGCTTCCGATGCAAAAAGATGAAGCGGAAAGTAAAAGGCGTATGGGTCTTGGCATTACAGGCTTGGCAAATGCAGCTGAAATGTGTGGTTATTCTTATGCATCCCCAGAGTTTATGGATTTCACAGAAGAAGTATTAAAAATACTACGTGATTGTTCGTATGCCGCCAGTTCAGATTTAGCATTAGAAAAAGGTAGTTTTCCTTTATTTGATGCCATGCACTACATGCAGTCTAAGTTTATCAAAACGCTGCCTGAATGGGTGCAAGGTAAAATCAGAAACCAAGGCATACGAAACTCTCACCTTACATCTATTGCACCAACTGGAACGATTAGCCTTGTAGCTGACAATGTTTCATCAGGCATCGAGCCACCTTTTATGTTGTACTATGACCGTTCAATAGAACAGTTTGACGGAACTCATGTTGAACGGGTTGAAGACTATGCGTATCGCAAAGGAGTATCTGGCAGAACAGCCAACGAAATATCAGGCCAAGAACATTTAGAAGTTTTGGCACTTGCCGCAAATTATGTTGATAGTGCTGTTTCTAAAACCTGTAATATTGGTGATGAGGTACCATATGAAGACTTTAAAACCCTTTATTACGATGCTTGGAAATTAGGTTGCAAAGGTATCACAACATTTCGAGCAGCAGGTAAACGCTACGGTGTTTTAAATAAACCTAAAGAAGACGAAGAGCCTCAAGCAGAGGCTTGTTATATTGACCCAGATACAGGTCAGAAAACTTGTGAATAATTATTGCCCCACCTTTGTGTGGGGCTTTTTTTTATTTCCGAATATTGCACTATAGAGGATTTTTAAAAATGTTTCCCTTAATTCCAAAGGACTTATTAACTGAACTGAACCGAAGGTTTCCCAATCAATCCCCACAAAACGGTGAAACGCTACAAGAGCTAACTTGGCGTGGTGGTCAGCGTTCAGTAATCGAATTTTTAAACAATGTTTTTGAGGAACAAGAAGCCTCAAGATTAGGAGAATAACCATGTGCTTTTTTTCAAGCAAAGCACCAGAACCAGCCCCACCACCAGCAGCCCCACCTAGTGTTAATCCAGTGATGACCAATATTTATGACCCCTCTTCACCAGAAAGCGGTGTAGCTGCAGAAAAAGGGTCAGTCATGAATAAGGCTAAAGGTACTTCACAGCTGAAAGTCAATTTAGACCCGACTGTGGAAAACATGGGTAAAGGTACTGGTCTGCAAATAAATAAGTGAGATACTTAAATGACAATGGGAACAGCTGAAAGCCGTTACCGCCAATTAGAACAATCACGCCAATCATTTCTAGATAGAGCAAGAGATTGTTCAGAACTTACTATCCCTTCATTAATACCACCTGATGTTCACAATGAAACATCTGACTTGTATCAACCCTATCAGGGTATAGGAGCAAGAGGCGTAAATAACCTTGCCTCAAAGCTATCATTAGCTTTAATGCCACCTAACTCACCCTTCTTTCGTTTTATGGTTGAGCCATACACTTTGCGAGATATGGCAGCTGATGACGCTGCACGTACAGAAGTTGAGCAACAATTAGGTGAATATGAACGTGCAGTAATGTCAGAAATAGAAACTTCTGGCGATAGAGTGGCGGTTCACGAAGCTATAAAACACCTTATTGTAGGTGGAAATGTCCTTCTCCAAGTTGGAGCAGATAAGACAAGAGTAATTCATTTAGACAGTTATGTGGTTTCAAGAGCACCAAATGGTGAAGTCTTGGAAATCGTAACAGTCGAACATGTATCACCGAATGCATTAGATAAAACAACCGCTAGCAACATTAGCGGTAAGCTAGAAGGTGATGAAAAGACTGTAGAAATTTACACTCACCTTGAGCGAAATAATGACTTTTTTACAGTCTATCAGGAAGTCAAAGGTAGTATAGTTGCTGGGTCTAAAGGAAGATTTAAGCTCGATGCTATGCCTTTTTTACCTTTACGATTTAGCAGAATAGATGGCGAAGATTATGGCCGTGGCTTTGTAGAAGAGTTATTAGGTGACCTTCGTTCTTTAGAAGGACTATCACAAGCCATCGTAGAAGGTGCAGCAGCTGCATCCAAAGTTCTCTTTATGGTTAATCCAAACGGAACAACACGAATGAGAACGATTGCTGAAGCTGAAAACACTGCAATCATTGAAGGAAATAGGCAGGATGTATCCGTCCTACAAATGGAAAAGTTTAGTGATTTCCGTGTTGCCTACCAAGCGATGCAAGCCATTGAAGAGAGATTATCCCAGCAGTTTATGTTGCAATCATCAGTGCAAAGAAA